ACTTTTATAGGAGAATACCGTGGATAATGAAAAGAAAAAGTTTGTAAAGACTGAGAAAAATATTCCAACGTTAGTGGAAAAAGGTCCTAAGCATTACTCTTACAAAGCTGGGAGCAACTCTTTTAATAGCGCAGATGAAGAAACTGTAGTGAGAGCCAAACGCGAGTCAGACAAAGACGCTTCTGACAAAGGTGAGCTTGGTAAAAAATGGTCTGATACTTTCAGCAAATAAGGAGAATTAGCATGAGTGACCCAATTAAAGACCTTGAAGAAAAAGGTAAGAAGCTAGTAGACAAATTATTCGGCGCACCAAAGAAAGCCGCAGAAGCCATTAATAAAGCTCCCGCTAAAATGGACAAAGAACTTAAAAAGCAAACAGGGGAAGAAGTAAAAGATGACAAAGAAGGCGTAGACAAAGGTGAGCTCGGCACACCCTACGTAAAAGCTTTTGATTTTTATAAATAGGAGGTTATCATGAGAATGAACAATCCAGAAAATATGCGTCCGGGTATTCCAGCCCCTACTGTAACTCCGCAACCAGCTCCGCAAGCGGCTATGCCTGTACCCATGCCACAACACATGCAGCCTGTCGGTATAAACGCAGGCGAGTTAGGACGGCCATGGGAGCATACGTTTCAACAGCCAAACGCACCGCAAATGCCTAAAAAGCCGGTAGACATAAACCAAGGTCTGGCGGGGCTTACTGGAGCCGCAGGTAACGTAGCTGATTTTGGGTTTTTATAACATGCCGTCCCACTCTAAATGGATAGGTGTAGATTTAGACGGTACGCTTGCCCACTACACTACCTATAAAGGGGACAATGTAGTAGGCAAGCCTATTAAACCTATGGTAGACAGAGTAAACGAATGGCTAAAAGAAGGTAAAGATGTAAGAATATTTACAGCTCGCAAGCCTCATCCTGCTATTCGTAAATTTAGCATGGAAAATTTTGGTAAAATTTTACCGATAACTAACAAGAAAGACCCCGGCATGATAGCCTTATGGGACGACAGGGCAGTGTCCGTAGAGCGTAACAAAGGGGAAGCATTCTCGGAAGAATCTGTGGAGCAAGCTCATGCAGGCGACTAATGAAGAGTACATTCCGGGCGCAGATACGCCAGATAAAGCGCCTACAAAGCCGTTTGTCAGCTGGGCTACAGTAGAAGAAGCAGCGAAACATGAAGTATCTTTGCCGACTATAGACTGGCAAGTGGCAAAAAAATTAATAGCAGAGCGAGAGTTAGCCTATAAGTACAACGAAGGCAACTTAGAATGAGGCAGCCAAAGTTAAAACTAGTAGATAATGGCTGGCAATGCTCCGGGGAAATAGGGCATTATAAAGTAGTAGAGGTTGGGCCGACATTGGCCGCCGCCTACATAAAGTACCAGACAGTCATGCGGGAACTAATACAGAAAGATACAACAAATGCCTTCCATCAGTCCAGAAAATAGACCACCAACAGCCCAGAAACAGGAGGGTGGAGAGCCGACGGATAATGGTTACCCAGACTGGAAGACGCTGGGCCAAGACGCGTTTCGCTCCTCTACTAGCTATATAGATAACAATTTACGCGCTCGTTGGGAAGACAGTTTACGCGCTTTCCATAGTCAACATTCGGCGCAATCTAAGTATAACTCACAAGCGTTCGAGAAGCGTAGTCGTTTGTTCCGCCCTAAAACGCGCACTATAATCCGCAAAAACGAGGCCGCCGCCGCTGCTGCGTTTTTCTCGAACATGGAAGTAGTAGACGTGCAAGCAGTAGACCCAGACCAGCGGGAAGAGCAGGCCAGTGCAGAAATAATGAAAAACATTTTGGAGTACCGTTTAACTAAAAGCATTAAGTGGTTCCACACTGTTATGGGTGGGTTGCAAGATGCTCAAGCTTTAGGTGTAGTTTGCGCTCACATATATTGGGAGTATTTAGAGGCCCCACAAGCAAGCATTCCAAACGTAACCGTAGAGGAAGCCGAAGCGCCTACAGAAGATGAATACCCAGAGCAAGACAAATTGCCTGAAGGCGCTTTTACGTTAGGTAAGCCAGAAGCTGCGCGGTTAATAAAACCTGTAAAGGTAACCGTAACGCAAGAAATAAAACCAAGGCCACTAAAAGACCACCCTGTTGTAAAGTTAATTCCTGTAGAAAATTTGCGCATAGACCCTTCTGCGGACTGGACTAACCCTATAGAATCTTCCCCATTCGTGATTGAGCTTATGCCCACGTATGTAATGGACGTGAAAAACAAAATAGCCGCCGGGGATTGGTTAGAAGTAAGCGATGGGCAGCTAAACGCAGCCATGGCAGACACGGCTAACTCCACTAGGTTAGCTCGTCAAAACGGAGGAGAAGACCCAACACAGCAAGACAGTAAATCTGTGTTTAACCACCAGATAGTGTGGGTGCAGCGTCACATTCACCGCCACAATAACCAGGATTGGGAATTCTACATGTTGGGGGAGGACGTTATGTTATCCGATCCTGTCCCGCTTAAAAAGAACGTTCTGCACGGCATTAGACCTTACGTTATGGGATGTTGTATTTTAGAGACCCACAGAACTTACCCAGCTTCTGTAGCCACCATAAGTAAAGATTTGCAAGAGCAAACCAACGAAATTGCAAACCAGCGCATAGACAACGTTAAGTTCGTGCTTAACAAAAAGTGGTTCGTCAAGCGAGGAAAAGACGCAGATATTGGCGGGCTTGTTAGAAACGTGCCGGGGGGTGTAGTTATGCTTGACGACCCCGATAAAGACGTTCGAGAAATTACTTTTCCGGACGTTACACAATCTGCTTATGAAGAACAGAGTCGCTTAGATAATGACTTTAGCGAGCTCGTAGGTAATTTTAGCGCAGCGCAAGTAATGGCAGACCATGGTTTAAACGGCCCGGCGCGTAATATGCAAATGCTAAACCAGAACGCCGGTACACTGGTAGAATATTTGCTGCGCACTTACACAGAAACATTTATCCAGCCCGTGCTGCGCCAGTTAGTGCAACTAGAGCAAGCTTATGAGACTGATGACGTAATTATATCCTTAGCTGCCAAAAAAGCTAACTTGCTGCAAAAGTACGGGATTAATGAAGTTACCGATAGTTTGCTAGAAAAAGAATTAACCCTTACCGTAAACGTAGGTATGGGGGCTACAGACCCGCAAATGAAGCTGCAAAAATTTATGGCCGGTATGACTGCATACACATCTATGTTAGAGAAAAAAATTGCTGGCATAAACATGCAAGAAGTAGGCAAAGAGATATTTGGGCATTTAGGATACGGTAACGCAAGCCGGTTCTTTACTAACGAGAATCCGCAAGTTATTCAACTTACGCAACAGTTGCAGCAAGCTAGCCAGAAGCTACAACAGTTGCAACTTGCGCTGCAGAATAAGCAAGACAAACTTTTAGTAGATGTACACAAAATCACTACCACCAACACCACCAAGTTGGAAGATAGAAAAATGAAAGAAGCCGGAGAGAACCAGCGCAACGTCGCTACGCATCTAAGAGCGCTTACAGAATTGCAAGCCGCTCAACGGCATGACCGAACCATGAAAAACTTAGATCACAATCATGAAACAGGTTTAAACCAGATGACCATGAAAGAGCGCAACAATGGATGACGACAACAGCAGTATAGATGCTGCCATGATAGAGCGAGCAGTGTTTGGGGAGCAAGTGCACCATTTTATGAACTCTGAGATAGGAGTTTACATCAAAAATAGGTCAAATGCTCTTATTTTGGAGGCTTTAAACGAATTACGCACCTGCGATCCTGAAAATGCGGGTAAAATAAGGGAGCACCAAAACAGTGCGGTAATAGCGGAGAGCGTAGTGCAGTGGTTGCAAGACGCAATATCAGACGGCCTTAAGGCCATTCAAATAATTGATTCTAGGGAGTAGTACCATGAAATACAGCAAACTTTTACGCTTTTTACTGGCCGCAGCGCTGCCTTTACACATAGACGCTGAAGGGGGTGGTGGGAGCTTTGACGTAAACGAGAACGGTGAAGCTTTAGGTACAGGCAACGACGCTAGAATAGCGCTGCTTAACAAATTGGCAGACCAAGCGGATGATTTCCGCAAAGACGAGTTTTTAGACATTGTCGACATTGACAAAGGAATTACAGAGCCGTTTGTGGTGCAAAGTGCAGACGGAATTCAATCAGAATTAACCGACGATACTAACGTTGCCGCAGAAACAGCCGCCGCGCTGGCCGCAGAGCAAGCAGAAGCCGCCGCAGCCAGCCAAGCGCCAGTAGTTCACAAGATTAAAGTAAACGGACGAGAAGTTGAATTAACCCCGGAATTAATTGCAGACGCACAGAAAGTGGCCTCTGCCAATGAGTATTTAAGACAAGCAGCTGAGCTGAAAAATGCAGCTAATGCAGCGCTTTCTACAAAGCAAATAGAAGTAGCAGCAGCCGAACAAGCGGAAGACTTGGTAGCTTTAACCCGAGCGATACAAATGGGGACCGAAGAAGAGGCAGTAGAAGCGGTTCGAAAATTAAAAGCGACTGGTCCATCGAAAGACGACATAGCTCGCCAAATTGACGACAGAGTGAACTTTAACACGGCTTATATCCAGTATAGTAAGGATTACAAGGATATTATCGAAGACCCTATTCTTAACAAGTTAGCTGTAGATAAAGACATCGAACTTGTTAAAAACAAAGACCCTAGAGGTTATAGTGAACGTTGGGCCGCGATAGGTAACGAGTTAAGAGAGTGGAAAGAAAAATTGTCACCAAAAGGGGTCCAAACCCCGGTTGCAGTTCAACAATCCGACAAACTGGCTCGCAAAGCTGCTGCCGCAAGTGCAACTCCTACAGCTAATGCAACAAAACAATCTTCATCGGTAGAGGAAAAAGAACCATCGGTACAAGAAGTTATCCAAGCTATGGCAGCCGCACGGGGCGGCAACCAAGCAATGTTTAACGCGCCGAAATCGTAACCCCATTTAGGAGAATTAATATGTCAGGTCAAGTATGGGCTGTTAACAGCCTCGGGGGCTTTATGTATAGCCGCCAATTATCAAACGTACTGCGCATGAGTGTGCAGCCGCTGGTTAAGTTTCGTCAATTTTGCGACGTTCGTGACGCCAGCCAACAAGGTAAAAAGAAAGGTGACTCCTTTACATGGGACGTCTTCTCTGATGTTGCCACAGCAGGCGGCGTTTTGGTTGAGACCAACACAATGCCAGAAACCAACTTTACTATCACACAGGGTACGCTCACAGTGACTGAAGCTGGTAACTCGGTTCCGTTCTCTGGCAAATTAGACAACTTGTCTAAATTTCCAGTGTTGGAACTGATTCAAAAAGTATTGAAAAACGATGCCGTTAAATCGTTTGACCGTTTGGCTTGGAACCAATTTAACCAAACTTTGCTCCGCGCTATCCCTACGGGGGGTACATCTACTGCTGCCGTTACGCTGTACACAAACGGTACTGTAACGGGTACAAACTCAATCGCGTATAACAACGGCCATGCTAAGGCAATTGTGGATGCGATGAAAGAACGTAACATTCCAGCTTACCTCGGTGATGATTACTACGCAATCGCTTGGCCTACCACGTTGCGGGCGTTCAAAAACAACTTGGAAACAATTCATCAGTATTCGGACACTGGTTTCAAATTGATTATGAATGGTGAAATCGGTCGTTACGAGAACACTCGTTACATCGAGCAAACTAACGTCGCAAAAGGCAATGGTACTACAGGTATTACCGTAGCCAACGGCGGCGATATGGTTCCGTGGGTCAATGGTACATCGGACTGGATGTTTATTTTCGGTAACGACACCGTAGCAGAAGCGGTAGCTGTACCGGAAGAAATGCGCGGTAAAATTCCTACCGATTATGGTCGCAGCAAAGGCGTCGCTTGGTACTACTTGGGCGGTTTTGGTATTGTTCACACACTCGCACTTAACGCTCGTATCGTTAAGTGGGATAGTGCAGCCTAATAGGAAAGGAAATATATCATGGCTCAATTATTGCGCAACATGTATTACGACCACCCTGCTTACGTCGTTCATCAAGCTCAAAACTTTGCGAACAAAGCGGCAGGCGCGTCTCAGACCTACGATAAATTCGTAGCCTTCACAGCTTTGCAAATCTACTCAGTAGGTGTTACTTGCGTTACAGCAGGTACATCTAGCTACACTGGTTGGAACGGCACAGCTACAGTAACCACAACTGGCACCGGGGATCAATTTAGTCTATACCGTGTAAGCGGCACCACTACTTACACTTACGGACCATTTGTAAGCGATGCCACAGCGGGTCAATTCCGTCAAGTTCAGTTGTCCGGTACAGGTACAGGTAGTTCTACAGCCACTGGCGGCATTGCCGTTAACGCTGGTGACTACATGTATGTGGCCCGTGGAACTGACGCAACGTCGGTACTCTACCCTGTTGTAGAGTGGGCTGTTACACCAAATGCCAACGTTTCGGCTTAAGGAGAAATATCATGTCAGTTAAACCAGCATTGCCAGCAGGCAAAGGCGCTATGTCAGCAGGTCAGATGAAAGGCAAAGCAGAGCCAGAAAAATTTGCCGAAGTAATGGCAGAAGTGCCGGAGGGTGTCGCAAACATGAATTCACTTCATGACGACATCGGTGAGAAATCAGGTTTTGAAGGTATGACCTCAGCGTACATCGTTAAAAAGGGAACAGCCTACGGCGAAGCAGCTAAGCTTAACTTCTTACCTCCAGGTATGGATATCGACCACCAAGAGCATGTTGATATTCGCCAAATGAAGTTGAAAATTATTACTCCCACAGGTTACGAAGGTGATGGTTGGGAGCCAACACCCCGTGACATTAAAGAGTAATTGTAAGTAATTAGCAATTTAAGCAAAGGGAAGTGTAACAACTTCCCTTTCTTTTAAGGAGAATATCATGAGTTTGCAAGAGAAATTTCAGATTTCAGTGCCTGCCAAAGAAGAAGCCGGAGAGCCATGGGCAGATTGGACCAACGACGTAAAACATGAAGCAGGCCGGGAAAAACACAATGTAGAAACTGCCAAGCTATACAGCCGTTTAAACAAAATCCCAGGTGTAAACTGTGAAGATAACGTAACTGGGGCAATGCCGTTTGATTTTGCGGGGTCCACAGACGTAACAGATCAAATTACTGCCAAAGCTCTAAGCCTTGCTCAAGGATTTACCAAGCACGACATGAAAGGTACTGACGACCAATACACCGGAGAGCATACTGATTTATTTTACGGCGATGCAGGCGGTTTTGTAGAACGCAATAACTATATGGACAGGGAGTAACATTATGAGTAACGCTAACCAAATGCCCGGTAGTTCTTTCGAGCAACGCGTTCGGACAGAAAGTAGTATAGCTACTTACTCTTGCGCTATTACTGCTTTTACTCCGGGCACTAACGCCACACTTATTTGCTCTTTGACGCAACCTTACTTACCGGGGACCCCTTTCAAGCGGTTAGCGTTAGCGAATGTTAGAGTAAGCGGCCAAGCAACTGCAACCAGTAACTTAGACGTGCAACTGTACAAATCTACAGTTCCGCCAATTGGCGGCACGTCTGCTGCTCAAGCTGTATGTCAGCATGATTCAGGCGACCCAGCTCCAACAGGCACAGTGCTGCTGTATTCTACAAATCCTACTACATTTGTTGGGCAAAAAGCATTGCGGGCTGTTCATTTGCAATTAGCGGCCATTGGAACCCAAGCGGCTCCTATACAAGAAATTAATTGGGACTTTGGCGATAGATCATCACGGTGCCCTTCTGCATATGCATCTGGGGAGTCATTTTCATTAGTATTGGCGGGTGGAGCAGTACCTGCCGGAACTGTCCTTACTATATCTTGGGAATGGACAGAAGAGTAGTTTAACCCACACGGAGTAGAACCATGAAACTTAACCCTAAACAACACTTCGGCCATGTGTATGGCAATCACTTTGCAGCGTTTGAGCAAGACGGTAAATATTTTGACGGTGCCGGTAAAGAAGTAGATAACGCAGGCAATTCAGTCGATGTCGATTACGAAGAAGATAACGAAGAAGGCGTAGCGTTTTTGCAAAATTTGCTGGAAAACACTCAAATGTCTAAAAAGAAAATTGCAGACCAAGCAGAGCGAGAAGGAGTGTCTTGGCACCTTGTAGAAAACGCAGCAAACACCCTTAACGTGGTAAAATTTAAACAGGGCGTCGTTTGGACTTGGCGCTTGCCAGAAGAATAACCACTAACCGGGAGCAGTAAAATGGTATGGAACATAAACGATGATTACGTAGCAGAATCAAAAAAGATAGTTTGGGAGGTAGCCCCCTATTTAAGAGGTAGGGGGGTAGATTTAGGTGCGGGTACTTTTAAAATTTTGCCGCAAGCAATATCTGTAGATAACGGTCATCATGCAGCGTTCGGGCACCAGATAAAACCCGACATTACAGTTAAAACGGCCGAGAAGTTAGATGTGTTTGGGTCAGAAAGTATGGATTATGTGTACAGCAGCCATTTGCTCGAACACATAGAAGATTATGAAGCAGCCCTGCGCGAGTGGTGGCGTTTAGTTAAAGTAGGAGGAGTCCTTGCCTTATACCTTCCACACGAAGACCTTTACCCAAAAGTTGGCGAGATTGGTGCTAATCCTGATCATAAGTGGAACGTTAACGCTGATAAAGTTATATCAGCAATGGAAAAACTTTCTGGCTGGGATTTAGTAGAAAACCAAACCCGTAACAACGACAACGAATACAGTCTTTACCAAGTTTACCGCAAAATGCACGGGCGTAAGCACACATTCAGCCATTTACGCCTAGTAGCGACGGAGCCAATTAAAACTGCGTTGGTTTGCCGCTTTGGGGCTTTTGGGGACCTTATGCAAGCTAGCAGCGTATTCGCTGGGCTCAAGCAGCAAGGATACCACATTACACTTATGACTTCCGCCCCCGGCATAGATGTAGTGCTACACGACCCCAACATAGACAGCTTTATGCAGTTAGACACGGACCAAATTCCTAACCAAGATCTTGCACCGTTCTGGGCATGGCAGGCTAAAAAGTACGATAAATTTGTAAACCTGTCCGAGTCCGTAGAGGGTACAATGTTAGCGCTTCCCGGCAGAACTCAACATGGCTGGGCTCCATTGGTGCGCCACACTATGTTGAACAAAAACTATTTAGAATTCCAGCATTTATTGGCCGGAGTACCGCACAAACCTCAAGTTAAATTTTTCCCGCTGCTAGAAGAAAAAGCGTGGGTAAGTAAGCAGCGCGCTCGCATGAACAGATTTGTTATTGTCTGGTCTTTGGCGGGGTCTTCTGTGCACAAGACATGGGCCGGGCTAGACGCTGTTATAGCCTCCATTATGCTAGAATACACAGATGTAGACGTAGTACTGGTAGGCGGGCCAGATTGCGCTTTGTTAGAGCGTGGTTGGGAAAACGAACCAAGAGTACACATGACTAGCGGCAAATGGAGTATTCGGCAATCACTTGCGTTTGCGCAACAGGCAGATCTGGTAATAGGGCCAGAGACCGGAGTGCTTAACGCTGTAGCGAACGAAGAAATGCCTAAAATCATTTTCTTGTCTCATTCCACTGAAGAGAATTTAACCCGAGACTGGATAGGCACCACAGCGTTGCAATCTAAGGGCACGGTGTGTAAAGGTCGTGGAAACGACGCTGCGCCTGCTTGCCACCAACTGCACTATGGCTGGGACAACTGCACTAAAGACGCCGAGACAGGTACGGCCCAGTGCCAGAAAGATATATCTGGTGAAGAAGTGTGGTATCATGTTAAAGCTTACATGGACGCCGTGCGTAAATATAAATTAGCAGGCGCAGCATGAAGTTCGAGCGCCAAACGCTCACGGTGGACGCTATCCAGTGGTTTAAAGATGGCGACCACCCTTTGGTACATATGCTGCCCAACCAAAACGCTGGGGTTAGAGTGCTAGGCTGGTTAGTAACTAACCGAGGAGCCGTAGCAGTAGGAGTTGGGGACTGGGTAGTGCAGGATGAATTTAGAGATTATAAAGTACTGTCCGATGAAGTTTTTAGGAAAATTTACAAAGAGGTGTCATAATGGCTAGTTCCGGCACGTACAGCTACACCATAACCCAGCAACAGATTATCCGTATGGCTATGCTGTGCATAGGCAAGTTGGATGAAGTAGAAACACCATCCCCAAGCGAATATAACGATTCTGTTATGTTTCTAAATCTATTAGTGAAGCAATGGCAAGGCAAAGCGGACTTTGCACCGGGTTTAAAGACGTTCACTCGTAGACACGGCCATTTGTTTCTTAACAGCACCACAGGCCGGTATGTATTAGGGCCCGCTGCAATTGGCTGGACGCAAAATTACGTATCCACCCAATTAGCCGCTGCGGTAAGCGTCGGGGCTACGTCTGCTACTGTAAACAGCAGCGCTGGCATGACTATTGGGGATAATTTTGGCTTCCAGAACGGGCTAGGTAATTTGTACTGGACTACAGTAAGTGGCATCGTAGGAAACGTAATAACTATCCCAGCAGTAACGGCAGGCAACGCCGCCGCCGCAAACGCATACGTGTTCGATTACACAACCACAGCAACCCAACCTGTAATTGTAGAGTCTGCATTTTTACGAGATATTTACAACACAGACACCCCCCTTAACATTTTGCAGCAAGCAGAGTATGACTTTCTACCTTCCAAGACTAATCCCCAATTTATTGCAGACCCGACAGCTGTGTATCATGAATTTTTACTGACCAACAGTTACCTATATACAGATTGCGCAGCAGCCAACGACACATCTAAGCACATTTGTCTAACTTATTTAGAGGCTGTGCAAGATATAATAAACCCTAACGACACCACCGTGTACCCCCAAGAGTGGTTTCTGGCGCTGGTGTGGGGCTTGGCAGAGCAGCTAGCCCCGATGTTTAACGTCGGTTGGACCGCCAAAATGGAGAATTTAGCAAATAAATCCTTAGCTATCGCGCAGAAAAAAGAACCTGAAATAAACCGAATGTATTTTATGTCAGAAAGTGACGTATGAAACAGATCCCGTTATTTGGCACAGGCATTAAATCTTATTCCCAAGTTGTGTCTGCACAGCGCCGGTTGAATGTATTTTACGACCAACGCTCAGACGGTGAAGTGAACAACGTAATTATAAGAGGTACGCCGGGTTGGGTTAGCGCTTTTACGCTACCTACCGCACCTATTAGAGGTTGGCTTACCGCTAACAATACGCTGTACGTAGTGGCTGGGTCTGTGTTATACAGTGTTACAAAGTTTGGGGTAGCTACAGCGCGGGGCACCCTATCTGTCGCTACGCTAGGCTATGTTAGCTTAGCAGATAACGGTGTGAACCTTATAATTGTAGACGGTGTGGGGGGTTACACGCTTACGTATAGTGGTAATGTGTTCGCGACAATATCAGACGCATCGTTCCCTAATGGGGCCGCCACGGTCACGTTTATAGATGGTCGGTTTTTATGCAACTTACCCAACACCAAACAGTGCTACATTTGCGCACTTTACGACGGCACGACCTGGAGTCCAGCTATCTACTTCAGCAAAGAAAATACATCCGACTATTTAATAGCGCAAGATGTGTTTAACGGTACTATCGTACTGTGGGGTACAGCGTCTATAGAATTTTGGCAAGACGTAGGCTCTAGTCCTAACCCTTTTGCCCGCATTACTGGCTCTAGCCAGAACTGGGGCTTAGCTGCTGTGTGGGGCCGAGTTCAAGTCAATAACACTATCATATTCTTAGGGCAAAACCCGCAAGGGTCTGTGCAAGTAATGATTTTGAACGGCTACACGCCTACACGCGTAAGCACATCTGACATCGAAAACCTTATAAACAGCTTTAGCATTTTCTCGGATTGTGTAGCCTTAACGTACATTATAGACGGACACTCTATGGTGCAGTTTACATTCCCTACTGCGGGACGGTCTTTATTGTTTGATACCCTTACTGGAATTTGGAGTGAAACCCAAACAGGGTTGGCGCTGTTAGGCCGTCATTTCGGCACTCTAGGAGTGGTGTATAACAGCATTAATTATATATCAGACGCCACTACCGGCACTGTCTACGCCATGAGCGAGACTACTTATACCGATGGTGGGCAGCCAATTAAGCGCCAAGTAACTAGCCAGCATTTAAATACAGGCGGCAATACTTTCGCGATTGATGAAATTTATTTAGACATGGAGACAGGTGTAGGGCTGCAGTACGGACAAGGCTCTAACCCCCAAATAATAATGCAAGTTTCTAAAGACGGAGGAAGAACGTTCGGGTACGAGCGCTACGCCAGTTTAGGGGCTGTGGGCCAGTACAAAAACCCGCGAGTTATATTCCGTCGGTGTGGGGCGGCTAGGGATTTTGTGTTTCAATTTACTATGACCGACCCCGTTAAATTTGTAATAGGTTACGCGGCTGCCAAGTTGCGCCAAACAGAGGGGACCATAAATGGCTAACATTAACCCCGCTCCGGTAAACACAGCCGTAGACGATTTAACCCGCCCAAATTTGCAGGCCGCGTTAGACCCCACTCAAACTGGAAGAATTCTACCTAATAAAATCTGGGTAGGTTGGTTCCAGCAGATAGTAAAGGTGCTAAACAATTTAGTATCTTCTATGATAAAAGGCACTACCACCAACGATAACGCCGCAGCAGGTTACATTGGGGAGTACATTACGCCCACAGATTTGACGGGCGTCAGTTTAACTACGGGCACAGTAATAAACGTTAGCAGCGCTGTATTGGCTGCGGGGGATTATGAAATTACGGGGACTGTCAGATTCAATCCGTCAGCAGCTAGCACCATTAACCAAATAGTAGCGGGTGTGTCGCTCACGTCAAATAACGTAGGCGCTGTAGGCACATTCACGCAATTGGTAGCTCCTTTCTCAACCGGGCAAACTCAAACTATTGCAGCACCTTTGCAACGCATAAGCTTAGCCACCACCACTACAGTGTATTTGACAGCCGCCATGGGGTTTGCGGTTAGCACGGCTGCAGCTAATGGGTATTTACACATCCGCAGGGTGCGCTAACGCACCTTGCCCACAGACAACTAAGAGGTTATAATGAGTACCCAATTGGCAGATTTAACTCCACAACTTGGTTCTGGGTACATCCCCACAGCTCTGGAAATAACGGAGTTAGAAGTTAGATTGTCTGAACTTACGCAAGTTTCCGAGCAAATAGTTACAGAACATTATTTTTTAGACGGAATGTACTGTAGAAAAAGTTTTATAGCTGCTGGCGTATTGTTAGTAGGTAAAGCTCATAAAACAGACCATTTTTTTGTTTTGGCAGCTGGCAGCATGGTGGTGTGGACAGACTCTATAGAGGCTTTGCTGCAACCTGGACAAGTGGTAAAAGCTAAACCCGGCGCTAAAGTAGGTTACGCAGTGACAGATTGCATAGTGCTTAATTTTTTCAAAAC